CTCCTAACAGAGATCAACAAAAAGCTTGTGCTTTTCGTTCTTATGGCTCATTTGCCCTGGTGCATCTGAGTCGTGGATCTAAAAGACCCCCGCGCCAAGATAATATAAAGTTTACTTGTATATTTTACATGTAAACTTTATATAAAGGTGGTATAGAGGAAAAGGAGGGTTTATTTCCTTTTACAATCTATACTGACCTTAACCACAACTCTTATCGAGGACCTACTCCCCAGTACCTTCGGGTATTGGAAAGAGGGGTTAGTGGTCAGATCTTTTGCGTTCTTTGCATCTCGCTGAGTTTTGCTCTATTATTTATAATATCAAAACAAGCATCTGTGTAGGGCTGGACTATGGCCTTGATCGAACAGATTATTGATTAAGAAAGCTATATTTAGCAACCAATTTAAGTATTTTATGAACAATAGTTCTCATAAAAAACACTTTAACTTGGCCTCTCAATCAACTGAGAAACTCAGAGTTGATGATCTTAAACAACGTATGCTTACGTTGGAGAAGGTCGTCAATGCAAAATTGAAGACTATTAACGGTCTGGTCTTTAGAAATAAAGGCCGCGGGCTCATCGGTGTTATACTTAGTATAACTCGAGGGGTCCGCCCTCGTTCTTCCAAGTCTGTTGTAAGACAGGTTGCTTGATTTTGCTTTAAGTGTTATCACTTAGCGCAACATAATGGTTTAAAAGGTCTTGTTATTTACTTAAAAGCTAGTCAAGTCTTGCTACAACAAAGTGTAGCAAGATTTAGAGTAGTTGACCTAACGGAATTAAAGGTCCGCCCATCTCGTAATCGAGCGGGTGTTCCTCTTATAATTCCTGCTGGTGTTAGAGTTCTGATCTCTCGAGATAGAGACATCCGAAGTATTAAACTTTGGATGACCCTATTGGGCCTGTATCGTATACTTGACTTTAAAGGTTCTTTGAACCTTTCAAGTATTACTGATCCTGGTCCTGAGATATCAGATTTCCTATTGGAATGGAGGAAGTTTTTAGAGACTTCCTTCAAGCCACAACTATCTAAACTTGTTAGGTTTCCTGAACTTTCAGGTCCTAAGCTTTTCCCTATTCTAAAGTCGGGTCCAACGACCCTGACTTTAGATGATCCCCCAGGTTCCTCTTATACAAATTCTTCTGTTAGAGCGTTAGTTATAGCAGCTAGAGTCTGACTACGAAAGTCTTCAGACAACCAGATGCTTAATGCTTTAACTAGATTTTGTACTCAAATCAAGGACTCAAAGACATTTATATCACGTCTTCAAACAGTTGCTATGGTTAGTAATTCTCGAATCGATGAAACGAGTTTTACGCACTTATCTTTAGGTGCTGTCCGGTACAAACCGGAGCCAGCAGGTAAAATTCGTGTTTTCGCCATGGTGGATGCTTGAAGTCAATGATTGCTCCATCCTTTGCATGATTGACTCTTTAAAATTTTAAGAGCCATTCCGCAGGATGGAACATTTGATCAAATGAGTCCTATTCTTCGGCTTCAGTCAAAATACGGAGATAACCCGAAAGGGCTATTCTCTTCAATTGACTTAAGCTCCGCTACGGATCGTCTGCCTATATCAATGCAAGTAGTGCTATTGGAGGTCTTACTAAAGGATTTAGTCCCTGATTCTAAAATATTTTCAGAATCATGACGGGACATCCTTATATTAAGAAAGTATTCCACAGGATATGACTCAGCTGAATCAACTACCAAGGAGAAGAGGTTCGCGGTTAAACGCGATACCCCTACTCATGTTAGTTACTCAGTGGGTCAGCCTATGGGAGCTTTGTCCTCTTGAGCAATGCTAGCAATTACTCACCACGCTATGATGCAGTTTTCTGCATGAAAGAGTGGTTGTAAAGGTTGATATGGAGACTATGCTGTATTAGGAGATGATGGTGTCATCAAGGGGGCTAATCAGACTAGGAACTACCGGTCTCTTCTCCAAGTTATTGGGGTAAAGGCTGGATTAGCAAAATCTATTCTTTCAAAGAATAAATTTGTTATAGAATTCGCGAAAAAGTTTTTCGTGGATAATACAACTGCTAATATGCTTCCATTTAAAGAGAGTTTAGCCACTATGTGCTCAACTTCTCTAGTGGTAGAATTTGTTCGTAAATATGATTTGTCCCTGAATGCAATTTTATCTTTTCTAGGTTATGGTTACAAGGCTAAAATGAAAGTTTATAAAACTTTGTACTTTAGGTTACCTACACGTCTAAGGGTCCTACTGGTGTGACTTAGTCATCCTAGTAGTCCTTTAGGTAAGTCATCATACACTGAGTGACTCCTTCAAAAGTCTTGAACTGAAAGCTTTACGCCTTCTGATTCAGCGATTGAGGAGATGACTGATATAGTATCGAGATTAAACTCTGAAAAGTTTGATTCCATCTATTCAGTTTTCACTAAGTATATAAAGACCGTGGAGGATACTCCTAAAGTTTTAGATTCTGTAACCCCAATTCCCATAATTTCGATGGCTTCCCTTAATGGATCGGATGGCGCTACGGTTACAACAAATGTACCGTGGAACGCTGTCCTGAGTCCAGATCTTCATGCATCAGATATCGATTACGATTATCTTTCTGCTTGAAATGAGGGTGGTATGTCGAATCATGGGTACCGGTTTTCTAAGTTGAAAGACTTAAAGATCGGTATAGATCCTTGAAAATTGCATGATGAGTTCCTTGTGAAGGCTGGTCGTGAGACCGACTCTTCTCCAATATTTTTTGGAAAGGAAATTACACCCAGAGGGCTAATTAACCCAATGGATACATTATCTTCTAAACTGCAACATCTTTTTGGTCTAGACGACCTAAAAGCGGCAGTACCGGAGAAGTTTTGAGCAGAGACTCGGGAGGGAGAGCGACCTTTCAGGGACTTCTTGTCTACTTATAAGTTATGACAAGAAATAACTAAGCCATTATGGGCTGAATTTTATGGTAAAGATTTATCTTTACCTCCTAAAATCCAGCATATCAAGCAAGAACGAGGTGATATAGAAGGACAGATTCACCCTGAATCTCCCTCTGGAAGTTATTTAAACTTTCCATGGGTTGATTTCCTGGTTGTGGCAATTGGGACTTTTATAGTTCTTGAATTGCTACATGGCAAGTCCGAAAATTTGAGTAGTTTACCCTTTCATTATGATATTTTATCTCATGAAACGATTAAACCACTTGAGCTTTTGGATGTAGAAAAGCATGGTAATATTCTTGCTATTGCTTTGTTTACAGCTGGAGCATTACTGCTCTCCGGATCAATTTTCCTTAGTTACTACCATGGCCACCCGTGGGCATGGTTAGGAATTATGGAATCAGAGGTATCCTCGAATCCAGTCATTACTATCCAAACTACAGGTTTCCAAGAAATTGGAGACTCTGTGATGGCTGGTAGTGTTATGGTTTCAGGTCCGTTAAGTGCTAGTTCACTTAGCTTGGTCCAGATTCGTCTGGAAAATCAGGCTCTGATGGACAACTTAGCTATCTCTCCTATTGGAGATCTTTGGATTTCTCCATGATAGACTCAGGACATCTGTTACTTCAACATAGGGTTAATAACCTATGTAGAAAATTTTCGATGCGCATCTGAGCGCCAAGCTCTTA